TTGTCGCCCCACACCACGAGGAAGATCGAGGTGTTATCGGTCGACGAACCAGCCGCGTCGAGCACGTTCTGGCCCGTCGCGCCAGTCGGCGAGGCATAACGCGGAGCGAAGCCAGTGAACTCACGCTCATCGGTGCTGCTGTTGCCATAGAAGAGGGTCTGCACCATCTCCTGATTCATGGCCTCGATGAAGGCCGTCGCCTCAGACAGACGCCATGCAGCGGTGTTGCCGTTGAGGTCTGCCGCCTTCTTGTCAATCTCGCTCCACGCGTCAAGGATCGCAGTCTGGTCCTCGAGCTGGGCGGTCGTCGACTTGGTCGGGGTCGTACCAGCGTTCACACGACGCCACGACACGCCCGGAAGCGTGGTGCGAGCCGTCGAGCGCATGCCGGTCGGAAGGTTGCCCTCCTTGAACACCATGTCCTGCAGGACCGGATTGGTCTGCGACAGGAGCTCAGCGATGGCGGCAATCTTGCCATCCGGGTCAAGGCGCTTCGCGACGTCAAGCAACGTCGGGCGCAGGGTCGAAAGTTCAGCCATTGGTGTGTGTCCTCAGTTTACAGATTGGAGTAAATGCGCTCAGCGAGCGACTTCGGGGTGGCCTTCGGCGTACCGTCAGGCACCACCATCGCGTCCTCGCCCATGGCGCGGTAAATGCGCGTCAGCATCTTGATCAATGCAGGGCTTGAGCCGAGGCCGGTCTCCTCAAGAAAGTCCCGAACGCTCGCGTCCCCGAACCGATCCAGCACCTGACGACTATGCTGTACCGACTGCTGCAGCTTCTCTGCCGTGCCCCCGATGTCGGGGTCCGACAGTGCCTGCTTTTCCAGCTCCTGCACCCGCGCCTTCCAGAGCTCGCCGCCTTTGGCATTTGCCTCCATTAGCTGCTGCTGGTAGCTCGCGACTTCCGTGTGGAGCGCCAACGCGATCGCCTGCGCGGACTCGTCGTTGGTGACCTTCAGGCTCTTGGCCAGATCGGTCACTCGCTCGAGGGCGGAGGCGTCCAGTGGCGAGTCGTCGGGCAGCGTGAGCTTATAGGCCTCAGGGACCGTGGGCTCGCTGGCGGACGGCTGGTCGGTCGGGGGCGTCAACAGCGTCCCCGTCGCGGTATCCTGCTGCCCCTCGCTTGAGGGGGCCTTGCTCCCATCCGCCGGGCTCTCCGGAGTGGCGGTGGCGTTATCTGCGTCGGTCATCTAAAAGCTCCTGATTTCGGGCTTCCTGCATCATCAGCGGGATCGTGGCGTTGTCCACGCTGTCAATCCGCTCCATCAGCTCAATGCCGATGTCACGGCGTCCCTCGCGGTAGTGGATATCCGGATTCGGTGCCCGGATGCGCTCCCACACGCCCGCACTGGCAATAATACGCCACAGCACTCGGCGACCACGGGGATCGCTCAGTACCCACGCCATATCCGAATTGGCAAGGATGTCCTGCGGCGCTTCACGCTTTCGGTCCACGTCAGACCCCCACCACGCCCGGCGTCCCCTGCATGCCCAGCAGGTCCGTCACGGCATTGGGCTGGTCCGTCTTAATGCTGCCAAGCTTGGCCATCGCGTCGGCTTCCATTTGCGCCTGCTGCACCGCCTGCATCGCCGCCTGTGCCTTAGCCCGCTCAGACCGCATTGCCTCAACGTCCTCATCCGGACGCACCACGCGAGGCGAGACGCCCATCATGTCGGCGTACTCGTCCACCATCTGGTCCGTGTCAATCTTGTCAAGCACCTGTGGGTTCTGCGTATTTGCCGCAAGGTTGGTCACAAAGCCAGCCAGTCGGTCAATGCCACCGATACCAACCATGCGCTGAGCCGCTGCCATGATCGAGATATACTCCACTCGGAGCAGCGTGCCCTGCATCTCCTCGGGCGGCGGAGGCAGCATGTCACGACGCACCATAATCGCAAAGATGCGGTCGATGGCCGGGTTCAGCAGCTCCTGATTGAGCCGCTCGAGGACCGGACCCAAGGCCAGCAGCTTCTCCTCATGCCGCGCCTCGATTTCCGTGGCCGTTGCCCGCTGTGCGCGGCGGTCGTTGGCAATCATCAGGAACAGGTCCGCAAAGAACGCCGCCTCGATGCGCTGCCGGGCCTGCTGCTGCTTGAGCTCAAGGTGGCTGACGTCCGGCCGAATCTCCTGCATGGGCCGGATGCCCTCGCCCTGAATGTCCGGCACGTACGAGATGTCGTTCGGCGCGAAGCTGAGTCGGGCATTCTTGAGCCCAGCCGGGGCACGCATGGGCGGTGAGACCATCTTCTCGACTGCCTGAAAGATGCGCTTCTCGGCCAGCTGCAGCTGCTTGATGTCGCCAAGCGCCGTCATGCCGGGGCAGTCCGTGGCATACACGTCCTCGCCAGTCACCTCCCATCGGGTCGCCATGATCGGGAACTCGTCATAGCCCCGCTTCTGCAGGAAGCCAAGCAGCTCGCCATCCTTGGCCATCCCAGTCTCCCAATACCACGACGCAAACGGCTTGAACTTGGACGCCATCTTGGTCGCGTCTGCCTGCGGGTTCGGGCCGACGCAGTGCGTGACGTCGATGCGGACCTCCATCTGGTTCTGGTCGTAAAGCTGCCGCACCGTCGACGAGGCATTGGTCAGGTCCACCTTCCCCTGCTCGTTCGTGCAGAACTGCTCCACGATCTGCCGCACCGTCATCTGGAACTCACGGGCGAACACGCGCACCCGGCCCTTGGCGTCATTGGCCAGCATGTAGCTACCGACTGGGAACGACATGCACCGCACGACGTCCTCGTCATCGTCCTCGATGGACATGACCGCCGTGCCGAATACCCCGAGGTCGGTATAGTAAATCGGCAGCACGTTGTAAAAGTTCGATCGCGCCATGACAATGTTCATGCGCATCGTCACTTCATGCAGCCACTCCTTCACCGTCGCCAAGTCGCCGAGCGTCGAGTCGGACACCGTGAGGCGGAACCACGGCCGCGCCGGGTTGGTGATGCCGGACATCATCCCCGACGACAGCGTGCGCGAGGCGAAGGTCGGCGTCGAGTCGATGATGTTCTGGTTTCGGCGGTCGCCCTTGTTGACGTCGTTCACGAAGAACCGACCACGACGGGGCTTGATATAACTCGCAAGCTGCGTCCAGTGCGACCTGAAGCTCTCGCGCTCAATCTTCATCTGCTCAATGAGATTCTCCAGTTTGCGCCGCTCATCGAGAATCTGGCTGCCGCCGACAAACGGAATCGGCTGAACCGGGATGGTCATGACACCTCACGCACGAATTGTTTTTCCATCAGTCGGTAGCCGCGCTTCTCGAGTGTTCGCTCCCGCACCGGGCTGTCTGCCTCGAGCGTGAAGTTGACAAGGTCAGCTTCACTGGCGTCTGCCCAGTCATCAAAAGCATCGAGCAGCATCAGCCCCGCCCGAGAGCCCCGAGCTGGAGGAGTCACCCACCACCACAACTCGGTGGCCACGTTGATGTCTGGATTGAAAGGATGCGGAGACAGCGTGCCTGCGATGAGGCCAACCCGCTCCCCGTCGACCTCCGCGATCGCCACGAACTGCGTGTCTAGCAGTGTGCCCACCAACGCCTCCGCATGCTCCGTGTCTCCGAACAGCGAGCGTCGCGTGCCATACGACGACGCAAACGCCCGCAGTTGCTCGAGCACCCACGGCACGTCCGCACGCTCCGCCGGACGCACTCGCGCAATGGAACGTACCAGTGTGGCATTGTCAAACGTACCACGCACCACGCCAGTCATCGCTCCATCCGCTTGTCGTCGAAGGGGTCGTAGTCCCACGTCGTGACGTTGCCAGCCAATGCCACATTGCTTCCTGCGCCCGGCATCTCGGGTATGGCGAAGGTCAGCGCGAGTGCGTCGGCCAAGTCAGGCGAGCGGCCGATGCGCTTCTTGATGGCGTCCTTGTCCTCTAGCGCGACCTTGCCGTGCTTGAGTCCGTACGTCGGCTGCGTCAACTCCGGGATGAGCTCTGGGATGTTGGGCAATGCACCACCGCGCTTGACCCACTCCGCCATGCCAAACCACATCTCCGCCCGGCGGTTCAGGTACCGCTTGTCGAGGGCAGGGTCCGAGAAGATGACCGGGATGGCTGGACGGCTCGCCGCGATCAGGTTGTCCACCACGCCGTGCCCCCAGTGGCCCGTGTCGTCGATGAGCTCGACCTCGCTGCCCCAGTTGCTGCCGATGGTCATGACGCGAGCCGCGATGGCGGTGGTGCGTTCGCCGCGCATGACCTGCGGCTGGAAGGCGACAAGCCCCTGACGGGGGAAGATGACGGTGCGGTCGTCGCCGAACCGGGCCACGTCGATGCCGAGCCGCTTTTGCGCCCAGTCGTAGGATGGTCGGTCCGGGTTGCGTTGCATTGCGGCGCGGACCTCGTCAGGCGACAGCAGCGTGTTCAGTCCGCCGGGTGGGAACTGGCCGAGGATGTGCGCCATGACCCACGGGTTGTCCCGCCCGTACTCCGCGATCTGCTGCTGCGCCCACGCCCGGTCGACGCGCTGCGAGCATCGCGGGTCGTCAGGGTCGCCCGTGATGCGGATGACCTGCCACGTTGACGCCTTGGCGCACAGCTCGTACAGGAGGCCGTTGAGGCTGGTGGGGTTGCCGGAGGCCAGCAGCACGCCGAACTCGCTCTCCGCGTCCGACAGCACCTGCTCCGCCCGTCGGCCGATGGCCGGGTGCATCTCGCCCACCTCGTCGAGGAAGACGGCGACGTACGGGCTGTGGAGGCCGGAGAGGGCAGCACCCTGCGCCTCGGGGTCGGCGGACTTCGGGTAGCTCCGCGCCTTGACCCACCACGTCCCCTGATGCTGGCGGTGGAAGATGGTCTCGGCCGTCCATTCGAACTCCCGCATGAGGAACGGCGATCGCGAGCGCCAGACGCCCAGCTCCTTCCAGAGACCAGACTTCAGGTTCTCATGGCTGATGGACAGCGCGTAGCCGTTGGGAAACTTGCCGGGATGCCGGGCCGGGTTGGCCTGTGTCGCGAGGAAGTGCCACGCTGCCCAGCTCTTCACCGCCGACTTGCCGACGCCGACGGC